CATTATCATTTGTTGTAATTGTTCTCTAAACTCTAATTGTACCTGTTCTTGTGCCATCAAACTAATATGTTCTAAAATATTTTTTTGTATTGCAGCCATAACTGCAGGATTATTTCTAACAATGTTAGTTGACATAAAATTTAAGTGAGCTGTGATGTGTGCTCTGTGATCTTGACCAGGAAAAGCTTGAAAAGGTTTACCAGCTAACGCATTAATATGTTCCATACTTGGATCCATTGGTGCATTCGGTGCTGGTGCAGGTAAAACTGTATCTACATTTTTAACACCTATGGCTTCATACATGTTTCTGTATACTTGGTACATATTATGTAATGCAGGATTAGATGTTGCTATTTGTAATTGTGTTTGTGCTAGTGTTATTCTTTGTGACATAGAAAATATATTTGGATCTGCAACTGGCACCACATCTATTCTGTCGTCAAAATCTGCTTGTTTAACATTTCTTGCACCACCTACAACATCGTATGGGTATTCTGGTGGTAAATATTGTGACACAACTTTTGCAAGTAATTTAAATTCATCTTTCATAGCTGCGTAACATCTTTTGTGTATTGCGCTCATGACTCTTGAACCACGTTCTAATAATGCAATTGTTGTTCCAACAGCTGCTGCTTGATTACCATCGCCCACTTGCATGTCAGCAATGGCAGCGAACCTTTGACCAGCTTGTACAACGATGCCTAATAAATTTAATAATGTTTGAGATGGTTCTTTGTATGGTAACGGAAAAAATGCGTCTCTTAAACTACCGCCTGGTGCATCTACATCTTTAAACTCACCTGGTTGTATTGGAGCTGCTTCATCTCTAACTCTAACGCCTCTCTGTTTAAATCCTGCAGGTAAATTAGATAATGTTCCTGCGTCTAATAATTGACGGAGAGCCGCCGTTGCGGTACGGCTCAATCCGCCAATCATATGAATGAGTCCAAAGCCATAAAATCCTAGTCCTGGCAGAAATTTGAAGTGGACGAAATATTGGATCTTATTTTTCTTTAGATCATTGGGCGCATAGTTTCTCCGTATGGAGAGTACTACTCGGCTGCCTTCTTCTACAGTTACTATGTAGGGCAATTTTATTCCTGTTGGTCCGTCAGTTCCTTGGTCTTCAAAACCTTCCAGGTCTAAATTAACGTGACACTCTAACAAAGTGTAAACAGGTTCGTTCTTTCCTGTTTTTTTAGTTCCTTCTAACTCACGTTCTTTTTTAGCTAATTCATTATTTGTATCTGTTCCTGGTGGTGCTAATTCTATATCTCTATAGAATCCAGATACTTGTTGTTTTCTTAATTCGTTTTCAGAAATTTTTAAAGTATGAATAACCGCTTCCGCATCATCTAATGAGGTAGCTGTATACGGAACGATTAATTCATCGGCTGGTACAAATTTAGATACCGCCCTTCCCATGGTTACGTCATAGTAAACTTTTTTAAACGTTGAACCTGCTAATGGTAAATGAAATAACATAGAGTCAAACTCTGCTTCGTATTCTTTCATTTGATCCATAACTAAATAATTCATAAAATCTTTTACACGAGTTGCTTGTTGTTCTGTCTGTGGATTTTTAATACCAATAACTTGTGTTCTTACTGGTCCGTCTGCTGGTAATAATTCTTTGTATGCTTGTGCCTGAAACTGTGTAACTGCTTCTGCTAATACTGGGTGTGTTGCACCAGATGCTCCTTGAAAAGGTTCTGTTCTGTTTTCGTATTTAAATCCTAAAAGATCTAAACCAGTTGTATAAGACTGCTCCCATTCTTTTCTTGATGACTTATAGTCCATGTAATTTTGAACCATTTCATTACCAATAGGTTCTAAAATATCGTCTGGTAAAATATCTGCTAGATTATCAAAATGTGATTCTGTGCCTGGTATGTTTATTGCACCTGGTTCAAAGTCTAGTGTTGCTCCACCATCTGCTTCAGGTATAACTTCTACCGGTCCTTTTAATTCTTCTGGTTCCTGAACCGTAACCTCTTCTGCTATTTCTTCTTCCGAAGGAATATCAATTTTGGTTCTAGTGTTCGGGAGTCCTTTATCTATATCTGCCATTTATACTCCTATAAGTTTCTACCACGTTTTAATAATGAAGGCAACCCTTGTGAGTTTGGTCCTGATTCTGGTGGTGGGCCTGATTTATCTCCTACTATACCACCATTTACTAAAAATTGATCAGCCATTACAGGTGTTCCAAAACCTCTACTTTGTGATCTTAATAAATTTTTTTGTGCCTCTTCCTGTTTTACTCTTTGTATTCCTGCATCCATTTTCTGTTGTGCCTCTTGTAAAGTCATATCTGTTTTTGGTGTTGGACCTTCAATAAAACCAAAACCCATGGGCATGTCTAAATTTAAATCTTTTAATGCATCTTGTTTAACAACACTTCTCGCTTCTCTTTCTTCAGGTGTAAGTGATAAAATTCTTTTAGTGCCACCAATTAAATCTGTTCCAATCAAACCTGCTTCTAAAGCTTCCAAAATAGGTTTACCTTGTTCAAACGCTTTATACGTATCATAGATAACAAGTGGCGCTGCCGCTATACCTAAAGTTTTAAAACCAGCTTTTAAATACTTTGCTCTTTTTATATCGTCAGGTATGCTTCCAGCCATTTCTAATAAATCATTAACTAAAGGTATCTTTGCTCTAAATTTTGGATTGTTTTTTATTTTTTCTAACTCAGCTCGTCCAAAATCTTTTCTTTCTGAAGCTGACATGTTTTTATAAAATTTTTCTTCGCCTTTTGCTCCAGCAAAAGTTTTAGATTTGTCTACACCTTTTAAATTAAATTTTCCGTCAGCACTAACCTCAAAATAACCCAGTGTGCCTTTTAATTCTTTTGGTAATAGTTTTTCAAATTTTTTAGCTGTATCAGCTGCTTCTTTGTTTTTAGCTAACAATAATTTTTTATAACCTTTTGGTTTCTCTAAAATTAAGTTTTCTTGATCTTGTGCTATTTTCAATATAGCTGCATCATAACCTTCTGCTGCTCTATTAATAGAAGCTTTAAGTGGTCCTGTGTTTGCAGTGGAAACTAAATAACTTTTTAATTTTGGAGCAAAATGTGCAAAATTTGTTAATTTATCTAAACCAATATATCCACCTTGTGCATCTTTTATAAATTCCATATATTTTTTATTTGATATTAATTTTGAGGTTGGTTTGATAACAGGTTTGCCTTCGCCAGGAATTTTTAAATCTGGAAATCTTTTTAACTCTTTTGCACCTACAATTTTAGTTTTATAATATTCTCCTTCACCTCTTAAATCTTTTTTAGTTAAAGGGTATTCTTTACCATCAATTATTTTAGGTGGAGCTTTATCTATTGCTTGTTGAACTTCCTCAAAAGTTCTCATGTTTTTTGTATGTTGATTTATGCCACTAGGATTTCTATTAAAATTTGATCCATTATCAAATCCGATCCGTCCACCACGAGCCATGGCTGGTCGTGTGAGATATCTCATCATCTGTGAATAATCTTTTGGAGTCATTACTCACCTAACATTCTAGCTATACCACCACCTGCTTTTTTGATTGGAGGTGCTTGGTCTTTTACTTCTTTTATAATATCTTCAACATTAATTCCATCTACAATGTCTGGATCATTAAATTCATCTTTGTAAATTCGTGATTGAAATTCTGTGTATTCGTCATATTGATCAGCAGGTATACCTTTAGTTGTTTCATCAGCTAAAGATGATCCTGGTGTGTACTCCATGGTTTGAACATCAGTAACCATGTCATCACTTTCTTTACCAATTTTTTTAATTTGCATTTCTCCTGTACCAATATCCTCTGTTAATAGTAACTCTGACTTACCATCTTTACCTTTCATAGAATATTCTTTTATTCTTTCAGTAGGACCATCAGACATTCTTCCTAACGTTTTAATTTTAGCTGCAAGATCAAAAAAATACGATGGAGCTTGTGTTACTGTTTCTTTAACAGCCTCAGTTGCAACCGGTGCTGCACCTTTAGTAAGTCCTAGTATACCAGTTTTTAATGCACCAATACCTGCACCAACTCCCGCCGCTGCTTTTAAAAATGCTCTACGTGCCTTATTAATTGATCCTATCTTGTAACCAATACGACCACCTTGTGCTTTAGGTTCACCTCTTGGATGTTTACCTGTTTTCTGTATCTCTAATATCTCCTCAAATGTTTCATCCCCATAAAGTTTCATTCCTAATTGATCTTCCATAATCTTGTATGATTTTTTAGCACCAGGTGATTTTAAAGCATCAACCATCTCTTGACCTTTACCTGGTCCTTTAGCTTCATCATATGTTTTTTTAATTTTTGAACCAAACTCTGGTGAGTCCTGTATCTGTTTACCACCCATAATGCCTTTAGAAGTATCAATAACATTGCCCTCCATATCAACAACCTTGTTCATTTCCTTAAATCTTTGAACTGCTTCTTGTTGAATTTTTAATTTTTCTAAATTATCTGGCTGTCTACCTGTGGCTTTAACAAAACCTTTTGTTAACTGCTCTACCATTTCCATTAATGCCATGCCAAATCTAATCATTAGTAATAATTCCTTTTAGGTTTCTCTGCCTTTTCGTCTACA